CCCGGTCGCAAGGCCGGGGACAATTTAGGAGGAAATCCGAATGACGATGTTCATGGAAACGACGCGGATCAACGCGGAAAGGACGGTCGGGGAAATCCACGATGTTCTCCGTAGGCATGGGGCGAACGCGATATTGAACGAATACGAGGTCGCCAACGTGTCCGCCGTTTCCTTCAAGACACTTGTGGGGGGCCAGGAAGTCGCCTTCCGCCTTCCGGCCCGATGGAAGGAATTGGAAACCTATCTCCGAGGAACCGGGAAGAAACCAAAACACCCTGACACCTACGAAACATGGGCGCGGCGTGTTGCGTGGAGGCAAATCCTCCGATGGGTAGAGGCTCAATTCGCACTCGTTGAGACAGGGATGGTGAAAATTCAAGAAGTGTTCCTCCCCTACGCGCAGACGGAATCGGGGGAAACACTCTTTGAGAGGATCGAGAAAAAAGGGTTAGCGTCTATCGAATACAAAGGGCATTAGGAGGAACCGAAAATGACCGCATGGATGTTCTTCGGGTTTTGGGGTGCGTTATGGGCCACGGTCGGATATTGGTACGCCATGTTCAATGTCCGAGAACAAAAGACCGCCCGTTTTTTGAAGAAGCACCTCAGAACCGTATTTGATGATTACGAGAAGTTCATTGATTGCGCGGACGGGCTGGATGAAGACTCCAAACGCATCCGTATTCAGTCAATGGTTGAAATATACCGCTATCTCGATTCCGTCATAAACCTGGAGGGGAGGAACCGAAAATGACCGACCACAAGCCAGGAGACGGGGGGCCAGCGTGAAACGATCAAACGGACTTTTAACTCTCGAGGATCGGTCATTGAGGGGAGAAGCAAAAAGGAGCGGATTTGGGGTGCGGATGGAAAAAGTAATCGCCATGAAACATCCTGATTTTCCAAAGGATGTGTCGGAGTTAATTCGGTGCGCGTTGAATCTCTATCTTTGTTTGTGCGAAAAGAAGATGGAGACAACGCACTTTCCGAGCGCGTGAAGGAGAGGAAGCCATGTTCCTAAAGACGATCTTCTGCCTTTTGCTCAACATCCCGACGCCGGGGGAAAAGAAATTGGTCGATGGAAACAAGAAGATGGCCGAGGTGGATTTAGGGCGTATCGTTGCCGCGCAAGCACCAGTGTATTATTTTCGTGACGGAGTTACCGTCTATGAAGTCAAGGTGAGCCGGAGGAGGCCATGACCAAAGAGCCGGGGAAGCTGGCCAAGTGTGTGAAAAGCGGATTAAGGCCGCTACGGTTTTGTGTGAGCGTGGAAGGTTACGCTCGGTTCTTTTATACCGAACATGAAACAGAGGCGTGGCAACTCGCCATGCAAATCAACTCCGCCCACTCCGCCGGGGTGAGGGCCGCGCTGGAAGATGCGGCGTTGTTGTGTGAGCGCGTCCGTTGTCGTGTATGGACACCGCAAGAATGTGCTTTTAGAATACGCGCCCTCAAGGAGAAATTCCAATGACCGACAAGCCGCTGGCGAGGGTGGTCGAAGTAAAAGAGAACGGGGAACCTACAGGGGAATATGGGTTGGAGATACAGCCCAATCTATACGTGATCCCGGCTGGACGTGATGAGGCGACGGCGGAGCAATCCAGGATATTTCTTAACTCCGCCGCCCTCTCCTGGGCAGGGGAGAGGGAGCAAAAACTGGTGGAAGCACTTAGATATACCGCCTTGATGGCGCACATGTCGGACAGCCACGAGGGTAACGGACAGTTTGAAGATTGCCGGAAGTGCAAGGAATACCGGGATATTATTGCTTCCCACAAGATTAACTCCGCCGTCGAATCCCGCGAGAAGGTTTTAAGGGACCGCATCGCCTCCCTCGAATCCGAACTCTCGAAGGCGAAGGACCGACCGAAAAAGGTCTGCACGGTCTGCGGGGATGAAACGGAGTATGGGTGTGCCGACTGTCGGATATCTTTCAGGACAACAATATTCGTCTGTGGGAAACCGTCATGCCGGGATGAGCATGAGAAGGTGTGCCCGATTTTAATAAAGGAGTCCCCCGATGCCTGAACAGGAGAAGTTCGCAAGAGTTGAGAAACGGGATGGTGTCTTTCACATCATTCTGAGAGTTGGAATCCACGACTCTCCATTGTGGAACTTTGAAAACAAATCGTTTGCGGAAGGTGTTGCGTCCCAGCTTCGTGTCTGTCACGAAACCGTTCTCAAGGACCGCGAGCGGGCGGCGTTCGAGAGGGCGAAGGAAAGTATTTTCAAAAAGATCGAAGGTGCCGATAGGTGCCAGCATTGTCCCGATATTGGATGGTGGACAGGTCAAAACAAGAATACGGGGGATGCCGAACAGGTTCAATGCGAATGGTGCTCGACGGAAGAAAATAGTCTTTTCAACGTCATTCGCTCCATCAAGTCTCTCCGCTTCGAGGAGGGGAAATAATGTTTGGAAAACTCTTAGCGTTTCCGTTTCGGTTGGCGAACGTGCCAATCAGAGCAGCCGAGAAGATCATGGCTGGGTTGTGCGGAGATGACGACATCCCGAAGGAAAACCGGATTCTGAGCAAGCCCCTTGAGGCGTTGGCGGAATCCATCGAAGAAAGCACCGGGGAGGAGTCCAAATGAAAACCATCAAGGTAGGGCAATACGTGAAGACGAGCTCGGGGGTTGGAAGGGTGGTAGGAGTGCGCGGAAACAGGGCGGATGTATATATTCATGGGGAGACAGCCGGTTGTGGAAAACCCTGGAAAGGGAAAAGCACTTGGCTGATCCATAGATATACGACTTGGGGGAACAATCGGGATATGGGCCTCCTCCTCCCCGCGAAGAAGCCCAGGAAGGGGAAATAAGGGATGGCATGGAGACTTGCCTTCCTCATCGCCTACGCGCTCGAAGGTCTGAAAAGTTTGGTGGGCATATGAGCCTTGCAAATGCGGGGCGAGAAATTCGATCCCTTCAATTCGAGGAGTCCAAATGAAAACAATCAAGGTAGGGCAATACGTGAAGACGAGCGCGGGGGTGGGGAGGGTTGTAAGGGTGAGGGGGGATGAGGCGGATGTTTACGGGCCGGGATTGGATGGTGGAGGAAAACCGTGGATGGGAAAAAGAACTTGGTTAATCATACGAGGGAAAAACGGGCATTGGAAAAATGACTGCGACAAATATTGCCACCTCCTCCTCCCCGCGAAGAAGCCCAGGAAAGGGAAATGAGCCTAACCGGGATTCTCTGCCTTGCCGGATATCTGATATTCATTTACGTAGTTTGGAAGTGGACAACTGACAATAGGGGGAACGATGAAGATTGAAGAGAAAGTTGTTCTGACTGAAGAAGCCGTGAAAGAAGAAATCCCCGGATGTCTATCCGTGCCGCCGTTTACGGGGAAGGTCTTGAAGGTGTGGGAAACAGGAGACGGCGCGAGGCTCGTGGATGTCCGAAACGAACACGGGGTAGAGAGGCTTCCGCATGAAACGACATACCACAGGGACTATCTGGACATTGACAAGTAAATCACGCGGATGTATATTTTAGGGGTGAACGTCATGGGAAGGAAACCAAGAACGCCTGCGAAGTTCAGAATGAGGATCGAGGGATTCCACACGATACCCCCGCCCGAACTGTTGACGTTTCACAAGAGGCGATCCTCAAAGGTGAAGAAGTGATCGGGTGGAAGACTCGGGATGGTTGGAGGACGCTAACGGCTTGCTCCCCCATCCCTGTTGCCATTCAGATCAAAGCCGAGTTTGTCCGTTCCCTCATGTTGAAGATGCTGAAAGAGAAGATTGAGAGGAACGAGGAAAGGGACGCGGATGAAGTGATGAGTAATTAGGGGACACGGCAAACCAAATGGCTCATGCTGGTAATCCGAATTGGAAAAAAGGTCAATCAGGGAACCCAAGTGGATGCCCGAAAGGATGGTTTGACGTTAAGAAGGCCGCTGAGAAACATTCCGAAGAAGCAATCCAAAAAATTTATAAGTTGATGAATTCGGCGGAGGATGAGAAAGTCCAGGCCATGTGCGCAATTTACTTGTTGGATAGGGCGCACGGTAAGCCTCCGCAAGCTGTTGAGGTTGGGGGAAAGGATGGCGGTCCACTCCAAGTTGAGCTTGTGAGTTATGCCAAAGATAAGAATCCCGTTTGATTTCTCCCCAAGACCGTATCAACTTCCAATTCTCCAAGCGATAGATTCAGGAATACTCCGTGCTGTTTGGGCCGCGCACCGTAGGAGTGGAAAGGATAAGGTCTGCCTCAATCTCACATCAAAGAAAATGCTGGAAAGGGTGGGAACCTATTTTTACCTGTACCCAACCTACGCACAGGCCAAGAAAGCAATTTGGAACGGGATTGACCGAGATGGTAAGCCTTTCCTTCACCACTTCCCCGAAGAACTGATAGCCGACAAGAACGAGACGGACATGATGATCCGGTATAAGAACGGGTCAATCTTTCAGCTTGTGGGATCGGACAACGTGGACTCTTTGATGTCCACGAATCCCGTTGGCGTCGTGTTCTCTGAATACGCCTTGCAAGACCCCGTGGCATGGGGATTTCTTCGTCCGATTCTTGCGGAGAATGGAGGATGGGCTTTGTTTGTTTCCACGGTTCGGGGAGAGAACCACTTTTACGATATCTACGAATTGGCAAAGAGTGACCCGGCGCATTGGTTCTGTCGAATGGATAAGGCGAACGAGACGGGAGTATTCACGCCTGAAACCCTGGAACAAGAAAGGAAAGAGATTGTCCGACTTTATGGGAATGACGCCCTATTCCGCCAGGAGTATTTGTGTGACTTCACCGTTGCCATTCCTGGGGCCTACTACACGGAGCAAATAGCGAAAGCCTACGAGGAAGGACGGATTGGAAGGGTTCCGTATGAGCCTTCGTGCTTGGTTGATACGTGGTGGGACTTGGGCGTCAATGACCGAATGGCGATATGGTTTACCCAGCAAGTCGGAATAGAAATCCGCGTGATTGACTACTACGAGAACTCCGGCCAGGGCTTGCCGCATTACGTGGGGATCATGAAGGAAAAGGGTTACGTTTACGGGGACCACAACGCGCCCCATGACATCGAAGTCCGTGAGCTAACGAGCGGAAAGAGCCGGAGGGAGACGGCCAAGACTTTAGGCGTTGATTTCAAGGTTGTCCCAAACCTGAAGGTGATAGATGGAATAAACGCCGTCCGAAACATATTCAACCGCTGTTGGTTCGATGCGACGAAGTGCCACGACGGTATAAACTGTCTCAAGAATTACCGGAAGGTTTACGACGAGAAGAGAAAGACGTATCTGAACGAGCCATACCATGACTTTTCAAGCAACGGGGCCGACTCATTTAGATATATGGCCGTCGGAATAAAAGACGGTCGTTCTCTTGTTTCTCCTGTTGGAAGTGTTATATCATCAGCCGTGCATAGGTCTCACGGAAGGTTCAGGGAATATCAGAGGACGGGGGAAAGATGATAGAAAAAATGGTTGTCGGAATAAGATGTGATGGCGAATTGTGTAACGTTGATGGACACCGGATGTATGCTGAGATAGATCAACCGCTTGTAATGGCGAGGGAATTTCCAGATCATCTACTCCCACGTCTTCCAATGGGCTGGACGATTGCGAATACAGGTTATCGGATGGAAATTCATTGTCCTAAATGTTCAGGGAATACCAAGGGGTAGGGAGGATTGTGAAATGACTGAAACTCTGGTAATTGAAGGCGTTGACTTGTCGCGTTTGAATCCGATGCCTCACCATCTTGTGATTCGATGGGAAGGCAAGAAAGAAACGAAAGGTGGAATCCTGATACCCCAGGACAGGGAACGCTTGGGGTTGATGAACGGCGAAGTCCTCCTGGTAGGCCAGGAGTGCGATCCCCGCTTGAAGCCTGGACAGTTGGTTCAGTTCTCAATGGCGACGTGCGAGAAAGAGTTTCTTGGTTCTCAGACGCCTGGGGACCGTGACCCCGTGTTCTTCTGCCGCGAGGAAGAATTGATTGGGATTCTCCAAAGGGACTTGAAGACCTCGAAATCGTCCATTGAACTCCTGAACAACTGCCTACTCGTCCGACCTGAGCTAAAACCGGAGGAGCGCGGCGGACTTTTGACCGTGGACCGCGAGGCTCCTGAGACGATGTGTGTTTGGGGAGAAGTCCTGCAGGTTGACAAGGAATCGAAGAAGGGGTTTAATGTTGGGGACGTGATCCTGTACAAGCGAAATGTCGCAGAGGAATTACGTCTAGGGGACTTCGAGTCCGACAAGTTGCATGTTATCCGCGTGGGGTATTTCGGCGGTGACGAGGTTGAGGCTATCAAGGAGACGGTGAATGGATAATCAACCGAAAGGCCCGCAGCTGATGGACTCCACGCCTGAAAAGCCTGTCCCTCCGTTACCCGCAAAAGAACTTCCCGCGCTTTCGTCTTTGATTGACGACAACGGTATTTTTACCATCCGTTGTGATTTGAACAAGGTTGTAGAAAACGACGACATGTATCACACTCTCCGGGGGTTTGTTGAAAACTCCCTGGATCAAGCGAAGATGGTTGTTATGCAACAGCGGGTGGCGAAGAAGCAGAACGGGATCATCCGGCCTGACAACAACCATCCGCATAAACAGCCGTTTTGGAAGGGCGTCTTCGGTAAGTAAATTTCAAACGGGCGGGCTTGCTACCCCTTAGCGTCCCAAAGGCGCACCGTGCAAGGCCGGTTCTTGGGGACCGAATCCGTGAAAGCGGGTTCGGTCTTTTTTTATCCGGCCTCACTTTGAAGAAAAGGAGAATCAAATGAACGAACAGGAGATGTCTAATTCTCGCATGAACCAAGACGGGAAACTGAGGACTGGCGCGGGAACTGACGAGCTTGAGGCGCGGGAAGATATGAGCCTTTCCGTCCCCGACAGCGTTGAAGGCTTGGCGGACTACCAGGAAGGCGACGAGTTTGAATTCTCCGGTCGTGGTCGTAAAGGGGCGGCGGGTGAAGATGGGAAGGTTCAAGTCGCTATCGTGAACCTCGACATCAAGCCGATGGCAGGTGAAGCGAAGATGTTCCGCAGGGACCAAGAGTCCTCGATGCCTCCGAAAGCCATTATGGGCGGTGGTGAGTCGGTTTGATGGGATATTTGATGCCCACGTTATTCGTTCTCCTGATGGTCGGTATGTTACTCGTATGCCTGATCGTGGGTGAGGGTAATGGCAAACCCTAGATACCAGAAGAAATCTTCTCCTGTTAAGGACGCCGGGGACTCTACATCCTCGGAGTCGGACCAACCGAAGTATGACCACATGCCGGGTGAGTTGATAGACCTGGAACCCGAACACAAGAAGAAACTCAAGGAGCTTTGCAAGAAAGCAATTGAGCATTGGAACGAGTCTACCACGGAACACATGGAGGACTTGCGCCGATGGAATGACATGGTGGAGATGGTGACTGAGGCGACGGACTGGCCGTGGGTTGACGCGAGTAACGTCACGATGGGCCTTGCGGCGATCCACCTTAACAGCCTTCACTCCGTCATTTGTCGTTCCCTCCTAACGGTTTCCCCTCTTTGGTTCGGTCGTCCATCATCTTCACAGGCAAAGAATCCCGATATCCGCGAGAGAATCCCCGACGTTGAAGACATGCTAGACGACACGGCAAAGAGCGAAGCGAATACGCTTGGAGCTACGCGGATGGCGATATTCTGCGCTGGCCGTGACGGGATTTCCTACACAAAGACTTACTGGAAAGAAAAACGGGAAATGATTTGTGATGTGGCGATTTGCGAGACTCCCGAAGATTTCCAGACTCAATTTCCTACTCCCGAATCATGCGGAATGTCTAAGGAGGAGTATGAGGCGAAAATCCAAGAGGTTGCCGGGAAGTTGAAAGAGCTTCCTCCTGGGGAAGTCGTTGAAATCCCGATTGAGTGCGAGTCTATAACCTATCGGGCCGATTGGACGGATGTTATCGAAGACGCGAATTGGGTACAGGCACCCGCGACCGCTTCCGAGATTGAGGATTGTTGGGCCTACGGACACCTTTACGATGAAAACCGTTCCAACCTGAAAAAGCGGGTTGAGAACGGGGAGTGTTACGAGGATGTTGTAGAGAAGTTCTTGGAAGACGGGGCAAGCTCGGAAAAGAGCGACTGGAAGAAAGCGAACCACGCCCTTGAGGGTGTGATAGGAAAGTCTTCAAACAACAAATGGGACTTCCCCTTGCACGAACTCGTTGTCCGTTACGACATGGACGGTGACGGCCAGGACGAGAAATACGTTTGCCAGTATTCCAAAGAGAAGAACGTTCTTTTAGGTGTCGTCCGTTATTACTGGCCGATGGAGATTTACGAGCCGTGGAGGTTCTTGAGGAAGAAAGGCCGTAGGACTGGTATATCCATTCCCGGTGCGATTGAAGGACTGAGCAATAAGGTTGACGACACGTTTAACAGGGACGAGAACTCAGCGGACATTGATAGCGTTCCTGTATTCTCCACTACCACAGCCGCAAAGAAAACCCTTGATGATGGCGGGTTCGATGATGGATCATTCTTTAAGCCCGGCGGATTAATTGCCACAGAAAACGGATCAAAAGATTTCCAGGCTATAAAGATTCCCACAACGGACAAAGCGACTTCCCAAAAGAGGCGGTCCGAGCTTATCGGTTACGCCGAAATGATTTTGGGGCCAACCGCGATGATCTCCGGGAAGCAAAGCCCCATAGACCCTAACGCTCCGGGCAACAAGACCATCGCCCTTATCCAGCAATCGAACATGAGAATCGAGGACTATATCAACGAGCTAAGAATTTCTTTCGACAAGCTGGGGGAAATCAGGTTGATGCTCTACCGCCGTCAAGGACCGAACGAGTTAAGTTTCAGGGGCCGGGATGGTTCTGTTGGGGACATGAAGGCATTGAAGCGGACGGCGTTGTCGGGTATCAAGCTTTCTACCCACGGTGTGACACCGATGGAAAACCCGTGGATCGAGCTTCAAAAAGTCATGATGGTTATGAACGTCTTGGGTAAAGACCCGATGGTTGCAAGCGACCCGTTGAGAAAGCGTGAGCTTTTGGAGATGTTCTGCGTTGCGGCGAGACTTCAAAACAGGGAATCTCTCTTACCGTCGAAAGAGGAAATCCAGGGGATCGTGGACAAGGCGAAGGAGGACGCCATGAGGCAGAAAGTCGTCCAGTCTCTAATGTCCTCTGGAATAATCCCCGGTCTTGGATTCCAGCCCATGCCTGAAACTGCGGGGCCAATGGGCGCACTCCCCCCCGCTAAAGCCCCTGGCCTTCCTCCTGGTATGCCTATTCCCGGTGCGGGTGCAGGTGCGGCGGGGCTTCCTCCTCAAAACGATCTCCCACCTATGGGGGGAATGTGAGACAGAGAATAACTGAAAAGTCTTTGCATCCCGCCCGTGAGCGTTCGGAGAAGATGCTTGAACGAATCTCGGATATGAACAAATTTCTTGATAAGTTCGATGGCGAGTTTTGGAAGATGGTTCAGTCGGATTTAGATACTCGTATAGATGTTTGCACCAAAGCCAGAGACGCAAGATTTGCGGAAATGACGGAGGCCGAATTAAAGGCCGTCATAGCCGAGGAACGGGCATACCGGATAATCCGTGGCTTGCCCTCCCGCGTTCTCGCCACGCGGGACAATTTGGTTAAAGAACGACGGAAGCTCACACAGGAACTAAATGAACGGGCAAGCAGAATTAAAGACTAAACGCGAAGAATCCGAACTTTGCGGGGACTGTGGGACTCAGATGTTCCGAGTCTATCACGACAAAGGATTTGTATTCGTCGAAGTGAGATGCAAAAACATCTCATGCGGTAAAACGGTGATAAGGAAATTCAGGGATTACGAAAGAAATCCTAACGGAGGAAACAATGCTTAAGGAATTCTGGAATCGTTTGGTTTCTGTGTGGGTGAGCGAGAGAGGGGAAGCCGTAGTCCCTGGAAGTCCCGAGGATTTGGGTATTGAGCCGACCGCAGAGCCTACGCCGGAACTCGGTGCGGAGCCGTCTCCTGAGCCTGGTGCGGAATCTGAACCTGAACCCGGTGCGGAACCCGCTACAGAGACTACCGCAGAGGAACCGCTTTCCCCGCGTGAACAGGCTATGGCAGACCGTCTTGATGCTTTAGAAAAGTCTCTTGAGACGAAAGCCGCTCCCCAGCCTGAACCCGCGAAAGGTGGGGGATTCACTCCCGAGTTTTCCGCACAACTTCAAAAGGACTTCGGGTTTACCCGCGTGAAGGGTGAAGACGGGCACGAGGTTACGTCCATAAGCCCGGAGCAATTCGCAAAGGGGATGTTTAACGCGATGGGCGAAGTCTTGAAGATGGCGCGGGACCATGCGGAGAGTCTTGTACACGGCACCACTTCGGAGATTCGCGTTGATTCCGTGATTTCCGATATGGCCGCAAAGACTCCCGACATCCGACGTTATGCCCCTCAGATCAAAGAGTATTTGAAAAAACGGTATTCCCCGAAAGATCATTCCAACCCTGAATACATCATGGATGGGTATTATCGTGCGAAGGGAATGGGTCCGGCTTCCCCTGCTCCCGCGTCGGACAGATCAAAGGTCCGTATCATGACTCCCGCACCGTCGAATCGTCCTGGTAAGCCTGGAACTGGAAAACCTCTTGGACCCGTTGCGAGGAAATTGATTGAAAGCGGACAGTTCAAGGATGAAGCGGAATATCGCGCATGGGCGGGTTCGGATGTCTCCAAGCTTCAATAGGGGTTGATTTTTGAACGTTCATCCGATACAATCAAGGGGAGACAGGATAGGACGGACGACAAAATATCGGTGTCGGTTCTGCCGGTTTCCCGTTGATGCGAATAAGCGGTCTGTGACTTACGCGGAATCTGTGACGGACGGAAACAGTTTGACGGTGGATACCGTCAACAAAGTCGTTTCCGAATGTATCGCCGGAACAGGTTGCCCGAACTGCGGAAGCCTAAATTGGTCAAAGCGAGTCAAGAAGGGACCGATTATCAGGCCCGAAGATAGACCGGGAATGAGCCAAGCGAAAGGTTACAGGCAACGGGAAAATAGGTTTTAGCTGTCTCTGAGGTTTCAGGGGTCGAAAGACTCCGACACATGAGGTTGACGGATATCAGAGCCGTCTTTCACCTTAACAGGTGGGAGACGGCTTTTTTGTTTTTTACCCCGGACGCGGCTATAGGCCGACGGGGAAAAAGGAGAAATACAATGAGACTCGGCAAAGACAATGCTGTATTTGAAATGAAGTGGCCCGTTCGGCACGGCGGGACGACTCGAAACATCGGAACTCTTTTGATGCCCGGTGTTACCTACGGGACCAACACGGGCATGCTGATTGCCTCAGATGCTACAGGTCTTGGGGCGGCTGGTTTCCTGAAAACTCAACTTCTTAGTTCGGTGAACGACACTTCCAACACGGGTCTGTATTACAACCTCCGTGACGTGGAGCTTTGTCATCCGTTCTATGTCGTTGATTGTGAATATGACCAGTCCGACACGATGGCGATTGCTTCTATGCAATCCACCTCCATTGTGCGGGTTACGAGCATTGAGAACGACATTGACGGCGGTTGGCTTTATTGCGTGAGTGGCACGGGAAAGGGTGAGCTTCATTACATAACGACCGACGATGCGACGGACTTGACTCTTAAATCCGTCTCTACTTATGTCGCGGCTGATACCCTAATCAAAATGCCTCCTCTCTTCAATCGTTTGGTCAAACTCAATTCGACCTTCGATAAGATCGGAACGGACGCCGCCGCCGGATCGTGGACGGTTCGTATTGTTGGTAACAAGATGCTTACCAGCCCCGGAACTTGGGAATATCTTGACCCAACAGTTGACGATGCCTTGACGGGCCTCGACAAACTTAACGTTCGCTTCGTCGCGGAACTCGCTGTCCTTTCTTCTCTTGCCGCTGTTGCGTCTTAAGGAGGAAGGCCATGAAACTCTCTAAGAAAGAGGCCGTATTCAAGATGATGTGGCCGGTGTATTCTGCCGCCTCTGCTATAAAAAAAGGTTCTTTGCTTATTCCGGGTGTAACCGCTGATACTGACCTGGGACTACTTAAACTCGCAACCGCCGCAGGAACTGGGTCTGTTGGTTTCTTGGACAAGGCGATTGCCGCCGCTGACACGGACAGTTCCGTTCTTGGAACTGGCTGGAATCTTCAAGACGTGGAATTGATACATCCGTTTTATGTGACGGATGTAGAGTACGACCAGTCAACCACGATGGCCGTGGCCTCCAATTCTTCCACGACATTGACGGTTACAAGCCTTGAGGACAACATTGACACGTCTTGGGTTTACGCCACTACGGGGACAAAAGCGGGCTACTTGTCTTTCTTGGTTTCGTCTGCCGCCGGGTCTGCTACCGAAAAGACGGCGATGGGTTTTTCAACGGATACCACGTTGATTAAAATTCTTCGCCTCTTTCACCGCGTGGCTTACTTGAATTCCACGTTTGACAAGATTGGAACTCAGGCCGCCGCAGGTTCTTGGACTACCAGGATTCTCGGAAACAAGTTCAAGGTGAACGGAAGATGGTCTCATTTGGACCCGAGGTATCATGACAATACTCAGGTCGTTCCGTTCAACTCAGGGAACACCGCGTCCTTGATTCCAGTAAAGTTTTTTGCCGAGGTTGCTGTGCTGTCCTCCTTGGCCGCTGTAGCATCATAAACAGAAGAAAAGAAATAGGAGGACACAAAAATGATTACCTCGATGGGAGGGTTCGCCAACCTAATTGAGTACGACGCCCTCATCAAAAAGTTTTACCTGCATGGATTGGGTAATAAGTTGCCCGACCATCAGAAGTTGTTTTTCAGCGTCTCCCCCTCGAAACTTGAGCATGAGGACGTGTTGACGATTTCCGACACTGACCCGATTGGACCCTTCAACGGGCAGTTGGAATACGATGAAGTCCAAGAGACCTACAAAAAGCGTATCACGAACATCGAATACGCCCGTGGTCTCGCGGTTCAGCGTAAACTGTGGGAAGTCGGGAACTCGAAAGTCATTGGCCGTCTTTCCGAGCATTTCGGGGAGAAAGTCCAGCTTCGGAAACTGACTGACGCCTGGGCGTTGTGGAATCACGCCTTCGATACGACCTACACGGGTGGAGATACCCTCCAACTGTGTTCTTCGGCTCACACGTCCGGCAGTTCGGGGTCGAATCAGGCCAACGCCGGGACTCTCGCCCTCTCTCCCCCCGCTGTTGACGCCACAGAAATCGCGTACAAGAAGTTCAACACGAACAAGGATAACCCCCTGTTCGACAAACCGGACATGATGATTACCGGGGTTGACCTTGAGAACTACGCGGCTGAAATCTCCAAATCCACGGGGAAGATTGACACGAACTTCAACAACGTCAACGTGTTCTATGGCCGTTACAAGGTTGTTTCAAGCCGTATGTTGACCTCCACGGGTAACTGGTTCCTCGTCAACGAGAAAAAGATGAGAGAGAATCAGTTGTGGTATGAAGTCGTCGCGCATGAGTTTGGGAAGGACAAGGAATTCAACTCCCTTCTCCTCCGCTGGTATGTGTACATGTTCTACGGTTTCGGTTTCAGCGAGTGGAACCACGTTTACGGCCAGAACCCCTCGTAAGGGGAAAGATTCAAACGGTTTTTGTAGGACTATAGAAACGCTGGGAGGCTCATGATGAGAAGGCCGCAGATGGTGGAGCAAAGACTTCTTCGTCCGGAAGAGAAGTCGTCTATTCAGGCTGAAATACGAGACTGTGAGGCGCAACTTAACGCGCCGGACCTCGTAGACATGAGCGGGAATAGGACGATTTGGGCTCCTAACCCGCAAGCGTCAGCCGCGCATAGCGGTAACGCCACGCAAAGGCTAAGGCATTTGCGGAGGGTCTTGGAAGATGGAACTGTCCATGATTTCTCCAAACGCGCAATTAAAAAGCGCGAGGATGAAATCAAAATCTTGGAAGAAAGGGTATCCAAGAGGATGGCACCGCATGATTTCTATTACGGGAAACGTGCGGACAACAAGGACTACCACAAGACCGTTGACCACTTGGTAAAAGTGGAGCTTGACCCGGAGCATCAAAGAGAGACACGGAGGCTTCAAAACCTCTACCGGGCAAGAAGCGCGGCGGAATCAAGGACGGCGGGAGCAAGGGAAAACCCGGAAAACGGAAGTCTTGAACACTTGAGGAAATAGGGGGAACACGATGAGGAAATTCGATTCTTTCATGGTTACGGCTTCACAGACGGAAAAGAACGAAAGGAAGCGGGATATTGGAATGGCGATGGCGGATGTTTTGAACAAAGCCACGGGGGAACATCCGACGTTGAAGATCGAAAGCATTAGCGTGGAAATGGCCGGGTCTTATCCCAAAGCCAGCATCCTCGTAAGCTATGAAGTAGAAGCCTCTCAAGAGACCTCCACGGAACCTAAACGGGGACCGGGTAGGCCGAAAAAAGAATAGGAGGAATCTCATGAAGAAGAAGTCATTTTTGTTTGGCCTGGGAGCTATCTGCCTCTTAGGTTCGATTGCTTTTGCTTTGACGAATTCCGGATGGCCGTATGCCAGCCAGATTTGGCCAGGCGTTGGACCCAAACGGAATATCGTGCAATTCGCTCTAGGTGCCGTTGCCGCCGGGGGTAATTCCGGGTTTTATCCTGGGGTAACGAACACAAACCCCCTAGGGTCTTCTTCCCTACGATTCTCGAACGTCTATACGACGCTCTTGAATGTCTCCGGTGCATCTACGCTTACGGGGGCAATTACAGCCAGTGGTGGTGTTGTTGCAAGCGCACCGTTTCGTATTCCGACCCTGGACGTCACAGTTTCCAGCCCTTCGGCAAACATTGGGGATATGTGTGTTACCTCCGCTGGAATAGTCTATGTTTCTACTGAGGCGGCTGGATTTATTGTTAGCTGGAAAAAAGTCGGAACTCAGACCTGATTAGGAGGATTTCATGATCCGAAAACTTCTCCCCCTTTTGGGGGCGTTGTTCATTTCCGCATACGCACGGGCGGATGGCCTTGTAAAAGAGTCCCCAATTGGATCGGTAGGGTCCGTTTCGTCTGTAAGTGTGAGTACGTCGCCTTAAGTAGTTTGAGATCGAGAATGTGGGACATGGTTCGTAATCCATCTACGAATTCTGCGAATATGGTTTGCACGGTTGCGGGGTCAATTCCGACTGGCGCAATTACCCTCGGGGAGATTGAAATTACAAAGGGGATGTGCTGGAAAGTTCCCGTGGACAACAACAACAATCTCTATTGCGTAAGCCTTAACACTTCGGCGGAATCTGTTATTGTTCGAGAATATAAACAATGAGGAATACCAAGGGGTCATATAATGGTCCCATATGTGAATTCTGAAACCGTAATTGATGATTCCTGGTTAAGGGCGCATAGGGTTTGCGAGGAGTCGTCTGAATTTAGATCAAAACATCCTGAAATTAAAACCGTCTCAGAATGGATTGAGGCGTCTCTTTCGGATAACGTCCCTCCTAGGTGGGGTGCATGGCTTGTCATGCGTGCCACGGATGAGGACCATGAAAGGCAAGAGAGGATTGGAAAGATGTTCGGGCGGATGTGTTTACCCGACGGGATTTACGATCCATCGGGAGGGACAATATCTCTCCATGATTTCGTTTCAGGGCGCCTGAAGGTGGAATTGAAATCTCCGGCGGAAGATTGGTTACGAGAAATGGTGAAGGAGTTTAAGTCGTGACCACCCCGGTAGTCGTGGACAAGAGCCTAACTCCATTCACCGTAGGGGTTTATACCCTTACAAAATCTTTGTTGGTGTCCGGGAGCAATACCATTCTTTTTGTCGTGGTCACTCGGAACGGTGGTGGTGTGCAGAGCATCCAATATAATGGCGCGTCTTTGACTCTTTGGAATTCGTTGACCGGGGATTCCGGATATCACGACACCTACTTTCTGAAAAACCCGTCTGCAGGGACGCACGACCTAGTTGTGACATTGGACAGCTCAAAAGGAAACCTGGGATTAAGTGCCATCACTTTGCAAAATGTTGACCAAACCACGCCTCTCAGCGGGTATGTCAACTACGTTGAAACGGGGACACCTCCTATCAACGTGTCGTTTTCTTTGGATGTCATGTCAGCATCCGGTGAATTGGTGGTTGACTATCTCCGTCTTGGCACAAACAGAACAATGACGCAGGGCGGCTCGCAAACGCTCATCGGGTCTACCCCTGCACCAACGGGTAGCGTGGCCATGTCTTCTCAGCCAGGGGTCGCGACAACCACGATGGCCTGGACGTTGGATACTGTAAGCCAATACGTGCAGATTGGTTTTTCTGTTAAGGGGTCAACAGATACTAGCCCTACGTCTTCTCAAATTGTCGGTGGGAGCGAGGGAGCATTCAGTCATCCGTTTGGTAATCCGTATATTGAAGGCCAGGACTAGGAGGGACACCATGTTCCAATGGCAAGATAATCCGGACGGGTCAGTAAGCATGATCCTTACCAATGGGTCCGGGAAACAGGCCCAGTTTCAATGGACTGCAGGCTCGTTGCCGCAACTCGTCGTAACAACGCCGTTCGGAAAGCATGTGATCATCGCCCCGAACGATACGACCCCTCCCGCGCCGTGATAATTAATGAAAATACTCATTCACTCCGACGAGGGTGATGCGAACGGCCTCATTCTTCCATTTCAGGATGAGGGGCATAAAGTATTTCTGTACCAAAAACACAAAAACGACTCATTGAATGGGTTGTGTGAAAAGGTCGGGAGCATGTCCGAAGGTATTAAGGAGCGTCCAGACCTCATCATATTTGACGGCGTTGGGGACGGGAAATTCGCGGACTCCCTAATCTCCTCTGGCCTACCTGTATTCGGAGCGCACAAACTTGCCGACGATCTTGAGATTGACCGGAAGTTCGGGGCCGATTTCATGAAGAAGCACGGAATCAAGATACCTGAAACCACGGAATTTACGAGCATTGATAAGGCGATCAAATTTGTAGAGGGTAAGCCCGCCGGTTACGTTATAAAGATGGACGACCCCGAAGCGTCTAAGGCTTCCAGCTACGTCGGGAAGACTCCCGAAGACATACTTGAATACCTGAAACACCTGAAAGAAACCGGAGAAGTCAAAGACGGGGAATCTTTCATCCTTCAAGAATTCGTTAAAGGCGTCGAAGTCTCGACGGAATGTTGGTTCTCCAACGGAAAGCCTATACCCCCTTTCAATAACGACTTTGAGACTAAAAGGTTTTTCCCCGGAGACCTGGGGGAAAATACAGGATGTGAGACTTCCGTACTTTTCAAACACACGGGAGAAAGCCTGATTGTAAAGAAGACGATGAAAAAGGTTTTCAAGACACTTGAGGAGATGGGCTATACGGGGATTCTTGATATTAACTGTATCGTCTCCGAAAAGGATCATGAGCCGTATGGATTGGAATGGACGGCGAGGATGGGTTATTCGTCCATCTATGCGGCTTGCTCTATGGTCGGTGAAGGCTTGGGCGAGATGTTCCTAAAACTTGCGACGGGGGAGATAGACAAAATACCTTTTAAGAATCTTTGGGGAACGTCTCTCCGCGCAAGCTCCCCTCCCTACCCCTTGCAAGTCCCTGATAACCTGAAAATAGAGAGGGAGCTTTATTCCAAACTATCAGGACAGAAGATATTTTACAAGAAAAGCAAAAATCTTTATTTTCTCGATGTCATGAAAGGCAAGGAAGACGGGGCGATGGTAATCGCCGGGTATGACGGGTGCGTGGTTGAGTGTACTGGCGCGGGTTCAAGACTCCCTAAAGCATGGGACATTTCAAGGAAGGAATTCGACGGAGTTAAGTTCCCCAACAAGAGGGGCCGTTACATTGACGGCATCGAAAGCGCGACGTACAGGATAAAAAAACTCCGGTCTTGGGGTTATGACATGCCGACTCCTGATAATTCCGAGCCTGTTTCTGATGGGATGGTCCGGGTATGAATTATTTGGAATTACCGATAATCTGCAAGGATTTTATATGTCGTAGCGTATTTGTTGAGGAAGATTCTGACGAAGACGTTTTCATCTACGAGGAGGAAGACTGTGAGTAAGGTAAAACCAGTTTTGAAAGGTAAATGCGACCGTTGCGACATAGAATACTCCTCGGAGAATGTGCAAAACGGTCAAAGGCATAAGGGGTGCCGTGGAAGCCCTGATGGTCATTTGGTTGTAAAGGAGAAATGATGATGTATTTTAAGCGACTGGCGTGTTTCCTTGTCTTGCTTTTGCCTCTTGGGGCTAAAGCCCTTACCCTTGCGGAAATCAGGAACCAAATACGGGTTAATTTGCGAGACACCAATACTGACGCTTCGACGCAACGGTATTCCGATTCAATTTTGAACACGCAAATAAACGCCATCCAGGGGGACATCAACAATTTTACGTGGTCCGTCGAGTCTTCATCTTCCTACGTCCTCACCCCGAACACAACGTATTATTCCCTTCCGTCAAACTTCCTCGGAATGAAACAGGTTTTGTTCAAGGACAAAAACGGATCGTCAATCCAATTACCTGAGTACTCGGAAAAACAGGTCATTGATACGACGCCTGATTACGAAAGGTCTAGCATTGGTGCGCCTACGAGGTATTTTACCCGTCAATCGAAATCCGCCGGGACAGCTTTGGAGATTTGCTATCTCCCGATTCCCCCCAACACTTCGACGGGAACCGTAAGGATGGACTTCTCCGTCCAGGTCACGGATTTAAGTGGGGATTCAGATATTCCTTTCAATGGTCTTTCGACCTTGTACCCCTATCATGAGGCGATTGTTTACGGTGTGACTTCAAGGTTCAAGTTCATTGAGGGTAAGGCGTCGGAGGCTCAGACATACGAAATTCTATTTGAGGCGGAAGAACAATCTATGAAAAGCGGATCAGGAACAATGCCTAATTTCCGTCCTTCGGGCGCGGCTGGGGGTGGGCATTGAAGCGTTTTATCGTCCCCGCTTTACTTCTCATATCCGCGTCAGCCTTCGGGTTTTCGACTTACGGGATAAATCAATTTGGAGGTAACAACAGCGACGACAGCCCGCTATTGTTGAAGAACGGACAGACTCCCGACTCCATGAATTGCGTAACTGACGAGCCTGGGGGCGGATTGATCGGACGCATGGGTTATATTCAGTTCAGCACCTACCCGGCGAACGCTATGTGGTCTTTCCCGACTTCCGGGGGGACAAACTATTTCATCGTCCACTCAGGGAACAAACTCCTGGCCGACACGGGAACTGGTAAATTCACAACGGTGGTCTCAACGGTTGCCGCTGGAATCCCCACCGTGGCCGCGTCTTTGGGGGATAAGTTCTTTTGGAGCAACACCATTGACGGTCTACATTCTTGGGACGGCTCGACGGCGGTTATCGTGTCTTCAACGATAAAATGCACGTCCTTAGTCAATTATGTAGGAAGGCTCTGGTGCTCCGGTGATCCCGCTTCCGCGAGGACGATCAAAGCCAGCGCGTATGGAGACGGCGCGGACTGGACCCTACAGGTTCAGCCAGCCGACGACGCCCCGGCGCAATTCGTTGTAGGCGGGGCGAATGACGAGATTGTGACGGGGATGCACAACTACCGGGATTCTTTGGCGTGGTTCAAACAGCGGTCTTTTGGATTGATTTCAGGATTCGACCGTAGCGACTTCTCCGTCCACACGATTTCCGACGTGACGGGGACGGCCTATATTGACACCGTGCAAGATTGCGCGGGATACCTTCGTTTCCTCGGGCCTCTCCGAACGACATGGGAATGGGACGGAGCGAACCTAACGAAGATAAGTGAGGGGATCAACAACCTCATGGGAACAATTGTACAAGGGGACTTTTCCTCCCGGTCTTTCACGTTGACCTCCGAGGCGGACTGGGAGGCGGGGACAGTTGGGTCGGGGTTGACAACAACCTCAAGCCCAACTG